AACTGCTGAGGATGAACAAAGAATAGAATCTGAAAAATTGGCAAAAAGCAGAGAAAATGTTCAGTCAATTCGCAAAGATTTAGAAAATTTTGATGTCAAAGCAACATTCGCGCCTTTACATAAAGCATATGACAAGGCTATGAGTGGCGAATCTTCTGACGAACATATTCAAACAGCAAAACCTATTCCGAGAGCAGATTTATCTGTTCTAGATAAAACAGGCAAAGCTTTAAGATATCAAAATTTACCACAAGTAAAGGAATTTATGGCTTCTATCGGAGCAGTTGAAGGTGGTCCAGCTGGTTATGATGGATTTGCTGGTGGTATGCCTGAAGAATGGGAAAATCAAAAACTAACTGATAAATCTATTGGAGAAATACTAGCCGTATTAAAAGAAAGATCATCTAAAAACCTCCAAGGAGCGGCTGGAAGATATCAATTTAAACACGATCCTCTTTCAGAAACTATAGCAGCTTTTAAAATAGATCCGAAAGAAAAATTCTCAAAAGAAATGCAAGATAAACTTATGCTCATGAGAATATATCAAATGCGTGGTGATGTATTAAACAAATTGGTAGAAGGTGATGCTGATGTAGATTCATTTAATAGAGAAATAATTAAAGAGTTTGCTGCTTTACCTGCAACAACCAAACAAACATATAAATTATCTAATAATAAAGAAAATATCGTTGAAAGGGGTCAATCATATTACGATGGCTCATATTATAAAGGGACAGAAGCTTCAAGAGTTAATGAAGCTAAATTAACTGCTGATAATATGAGTAAAATGCAAAATAAGTTAATGCATATCGTAGGTTCAGATGCTCCGCCACAAACAACTGTGCAACCTCAACAAACAACACCAGTACCTTTTACAATAACAGATGCAATATATGAATTCTTAAAAGTAGGTGCACCTAAACCAAGTAACACTGTTATTAATAACAACAATATTAGTCAGAATTCATTAGGTGGATCTGATCCTGTTTCTGCACATAGTGCAGCGTATGCAGAATTAATTAGAAGTTATTCTATAGTGGGTCCAGCACCGATTTTGACACCATAACAAAAACCCCGCTTTCGCGGGGTTTGTTTTTAGTCTTCTGCTAAACTCTTGAAGTAATCAATGTCTAGATCATCTGCTGCCGTATGTGAAGTTGTACTAAACGGTACATCATCGTCATCATTAATTTTGTTAGATTTCAACGGAACATCTTCTGCACGACTTGTAACAATAGTATCTTCATAACCTAGAATTTTTTCTAGGCGAGACTTAATTTGATCATAAGACTTGAACTGTTTTTGATTGAGAAATTCGTTCAATGAATGTTCTTTTTTCCAAACAGCTTCGAGTTTAGCATCATCACCACCAAACAAAGGTGCTGGTGATTCAAACTCGGATTTATCGTAATTTCGATAACCCTCAACCTTACGCATTTTCAATTTGAAATTTGCACCTTCCCAAAAATCAAACGGATTGACTGCTTGTTCATCTTCAAACTCAGGATTCATAGCTTCACTGATTTTATCAAAGATTTTTTTACCGAACTTGAACAATCTAATCTGACCCTCATTTTCAGGATTCTTTGGATCAGAAATAATCAACACATTGGAAATGTAATTGACTTTGCGCTTTTGCTTTCTAGCGATTTCTTTATTTGCTTCTACACCAGAATTCCATAGTGAAGAGTTGTGCTCACAAACAGGACACTTTTGCCCAAGAGTTGTTAAGCAATTATCAATTAACCAGCCACCAGGACCTTGGAACCCATGATTGAAGATACGGACCCAAGGTAGTGCGTCATCACCATCGACAGCAGGAGCAGGAAGAAAACGAATAACAGCCATACCGTTACCAGCTTTATCTGTTTCAGGAACCCAAAAACGATCATCGTCTTTTGAACTATTTTCTGAATATGTGTTGAGAGAATCAATCGCTTTGTTAAGTTTTGAAATATCAGAGCGATTGCGTTTAAGTGAAGAAAAATCCGACATATAGCACCTCGTATTAAAATGTGTAAAAAAATATAACTACTTGTCCAATTATACATGACAACTATGTATTTAATGCCTGCTTCAAGTAACCTTTATATACATTCTTATCATAAGAAAGAAATGGTTGATACTTCAAACATGTTCTTCTAAAATAAGGCCAACGAATTGAATCCTGTATTTTTTGATCCCATGTCTTAAAGAAACCAATCAGATCATTCAGTATAACAAGAGTTTCTATGTGAAGTTCCCCTTGCAGAGTTTTTGACAGTAATTGCGGATACTGCCCATCCGTTTTCAAAATATCATTAGGATTTTCACATGTATTAAAAATGTTACTACACTCATTTTTAAAAATATATCCTAACGACTGTTGAACCTTCATGTTATCTCTATAAATTTCATCAGCAGGATCATCTAACAAAGTTCCAATCCACACTCGATGATTCTTTACAAAGTTTGCAACAAAAAACATTTCTATTTCATCACGCTTATATATGCGTGATAATTTATGAAAAAAATATTTATCCTTTCGTTTTTCAAATGATTCTACAGATACTCGGGATTTTCCAGAATATTTGAAGTAGTCATATGAGTCGGAAGTAAAATGTAATTTCAAAGAATTAAATATTGAATAGCATTCATAACCTGTCATATTGGCAATCGACTGGGCTTTTCCTTGAGCATATTAAGATCAGACGCTTGCATCTCGATTTTTGCCTTCAGAGCAGGATGAATCAATGTTGCTGCAACTTCAACCTCAAGACCTGAAGCTGTGCAATGTTCTACAATAGCTTCAAGATATGTATATTCAGTTGAATCAACTATCGATTCAATGTGTTCTGAAAACTTTAGTTTTTCATCAAGAGACGGCGACATTATTTAACAATCGTTTCATATAGAGTTTGAAACTGATCATTAACAGCAGTTTCTTCTTCAAAATTTTGCTTGTGATAAACCTTCAACAAGCGATTTACCAGTCGCTTTGGAAGATTCAATTCTTTGCAAATATTACCAACAGATTCTTTGATAAAGGTTCTCTCACCATCAACCCTTGCAAGACTACCAGAACATTCTTTAATAACTTTGAACAACTTATCCCGATCAGCAGTGCTGGTAGGAACAATCAAATCAACGGGTGTACTCATTACGATCTCCTATAAAAATACTATTATAACTCAAAGACTTCTTTTTTGCAAGACCTTCTCTTCATAAAAAAGGTGATTTCCAATCCGAACCATAAAAACTTTAGTTTTAGCCCAATATGGCTTTACATAATCAGCGTGAAAATATAACGAATCACGAACTCGCTTCACAACATCTTTATCAAAAACACCATCTAGTGCTCGTTGCGCAACTTCTAAAGATTCATTCCACTGATCACCATAGGGTGATGGTAGCTTTTCACAAAAATAACTAAACTGACAAACAGTTTTGTTTTTCAAAGTTGCTTTTTCCTGAACAATATCACAGATGTCTTTTGAGAATTTGTTAGATTCTGCTCGATTCATAACAACCAATGCAACGGCTTCTTTACCCTCTCTTGGTTGATTTCCTGCTTCATAAAATATAGTTTTAGCTAAACATTCAAATTCAGCTTGTGAATAATTTTCTGAAATACTATATTTTTCCATTTGTGCTTTCATTGCTGAGTCATAAACATATTTTACAAGAAACATGACTGAGACTACAGCAAAAATAATGTAAAACAAGCCCCACTTGCTAAGTTCCTTTAGCATTTAGTTCTCCTTCTATTTAGTTTTAGTAAACTACAGTTTCGTCGTTTGTGTAGTTTTTAGGGCTTTTTGGAATTCATCCAGTCGCGATAAGCCCTTTTTGGTTAGTGACACATCATGCAATGGTGCACTTTCTTCGATTTTCTTACTTTCTATGGTGAAACCATTAAGTCTAATCAAAGTTTTCACTTCTTTTGTTCTAGCAGAATCCCATTCCCATAAAACACTAAAGCCTTTTGTTGGTCTATTTGGATTGTGTTCTAGATACAAATTCACATATTGACCACGGAGTGTACAATATTCATCATATGAGAGATGTTTATCTCTTCTATCTCCTACAACTTCATCTAATTTACTCTTGAATTTTTCACTTATATCCATATTAAAACCTCCTATTTTTCAGATGTGAACGAATGACCTCCTTTTTTCATTTCTGTTCTACCTGTGCCTTCTTGCCTCTTCTCATCGTATGTTAAAGCTTTGTTATATTTCAATTTACCTTGATACTCTTTTTTACCTTCTTTTTCACCTTTCAGATAATGCCAGTTTGCAGACTTCTTTGCATTAACTGATAATACAGATTCTTGGTTATGTTTATTACCAATGTGCTTCAAAGCATTAACCATATTATGGTGAGATTCTTTATTAGAATCTGCTGCATGAACTATGTAGGAACCCTCTTTCGCAACTTCATGAGGACTGCTACCATATCTATACTGACCCTTGTGTGGACCTGACCAACCACCAATGTGCCCAGATTCTCTCGCACTTTCCAAATCCGACTTTATTTGTTTGTGCGCATCATGCAACTTTTCTGTTGTGTCTGTATGTGGACCTTCAGGTGATATAGCACCAATACTAATACCCTTCGTAAGATGTTTATTTACTCTTTGTTGTAGTAAATTTCCTTCATCAAGCTGTACGGTCTTTTCATCAGAAACAATCAAATATTCTTTAAGCGAAAGCATAAAAACTCCTATAGACTAGATGTATTTATGCTTTGTTCATAGTATGATTTTATTGTATCGAATAGTGATTGCTTCCAGTTGGCTGCACTCTCAATAAAAACTTGAGGATGCCCATTCTCAACAGCAATGATGATTATAATCTGATCAATCTGTTTACCAATCAACTCCTCATACATTACACTATATGCTGTTGCTTGTTGAAAATAGTTATGAATGTGATGTTTTTCTTTTTCTTTACTTGAAGTTTTAAAATCGATAACAGATAAAACACCATCGTATTCAGCTATACAGTCAACTCTTCCAGCAATTCTGTATTTTTCAGAGTATAAAGCATCCTCCATGTAATGTATGTTATCTATCTTATCAAGAAACTGTTTAATTTGCTTGAAAAAAGATAACGAATCTGGCATAGCTTTAAATGCAAAGTTTGGATTATTATCCAGATAATCTTCACACAACTTATGCGTTCTTGTTCCACGACTTGTTGCTATTCGTGAAACGCGATTTGCTTCTTCTTCACCTACTCTTTTTCTCCATTCTTCGAGAGAATCTTTTTTATCATAACCTGTAATCGTAGTGACAGATGATGCAACATTCCCAGAAGGGAGAGTATAAAATCTACCCTTATCACTTGTTTTTACCTCCAAAGAGGGAAGTTGTTTAGGCTTACAATGCGTAAATTTCATTCCCCAAGTCTTTTCGTAATTTTCTTAACATGTTTATCGACAACATCTCTAATTTTTGCTTCTTTTATTCCTCGACCACCCAGCTTGTTTGCAACCTCACTATTTGGATGTTTTTCAGCAACCTTAGATAACACTTCTTTAAATCCATCTGGAACCTTATTTGTCACAGATACACCAGACACAATAGCTGGTGCTGTAATGTAAGATTCGATTGTTGGATTATCTTTAAGATATTGCTCTTTAGCACTAACAGGCATCAATTCTTCAAAAATTTCTTCTGTAATTTTATTGTAAAATGTATATAGTGGCATTAATCATCTTTCTCTTTTTTGGTTAAGGTCCATGTACCATCCTTATTGTCTTTCCAAACTATTGTGTCACCAATTGCCCAACCAGCATATTCTAGCAACTCAGCAGGCAACTCTAAGTAAAACTCTCCATGTTCATCTTCTTTTATAATGGTATTATACACTCTACTGGTCATGTTTGCAATGCCTTCCTTGCTGACATTCATGTTCGCAATCGTAACA